CCAGCTTGACGATATGCGTCCGTCCAGCCGTAAATACCCATACATCGACTTCCGTCCAAACCGCGAAATCGGTAATGAAGTCCTTATGGTGGAGAACCTTTCCAAGACCATCGACGGTGTAAAAGTTCTGGATAACATTTCTTTCACACTCGGACATGATGACAAGGTAGCTTTCGTCGGTGCCAACGAACAGGCAATCACTACTCTGTTTAAGATCCTGGTCGGTGAAATGGAACCGGATGAAGGAAATTATAAATGGGGTGTTACCACTTCCCAGGCATATTTCCCTAAGGACAACACTGCAGAGTTCGATAATGACCTTACTATTACAGACTGGCTGACACAGTATTCCGAGATCAAGGATGCTACTTATGTTCGTGGATTCCTCGGACGTATGCTCTTCCCCGGTGAAGACGGCATCAAACGTGTACGCGTTCTTTCCGGTGGTGAGAAAGTCCGCTGTCTTCTTTCCAAGATGATGATCTCCGGTGCAAATATCCTGATCCTGGATGAGCCAACCAACCACCTCGATATGGAGAGCATCACAGCACTGAACAACGGTCTGATCAAATTCCCGGGTGTTATCCTTTTCACCTCACATGACCATCAGTTCGTACAGACAACAGCCAACCGTATCATGGAAATCCTTCCAAACGGAACCATGATCGACAAGATCACTACTTACGATGAATATCTGGCAAGTGATGAGATGGCTAAGAAACGTCACGTATTCGAGATCAACGAAGAGGACGCTTCCGATAACTAAAGAATAAAATACAGGGTACGGCTTAGCCGTACCCTGTTATTTTATTCTGTCTTCATGATAATATCCGCCAGCTTTCCGCCTGTAACGGCCCGATCGGCAAGTTTGCGTTCAGTGACGGAACCGTCCCGAAATATCTGTGAGGCGATGGCGGCCACATCCACGCTTCCGGAAGGCGTGGAAACGGATCCGCCGCCAAACGCCGCGGATGCTTCCGAAGCCCGTACGGCGCGGGACTGGTCCGAACCGCGGACAAGGCCCGAAAGCCTGAGCAGCTCCGTCCTGATGGCCTGCAAATAGGTGGTGAGGTTCCGATCCAGTCCGCGCGGGACGGACTGCAACCCGCGATCAGACGCCGCCATGCTCAAGATCCTCCACGCTTGAACCCATTCGGGCTTCATAAACGGGAGCAATGCCGGACAGTTCCAATGACCAGAGTTTTTCGCAGCGCGCCGTCCGAATCCGCACCGTCCGCGTATCGTGCACATGCAGCGTCTGACGGGGCGTCTCACCCGGCCCGAAAAGCCGGACCGTCACCGGATTGCCCCTGTTCTGCCCGCCCTCAATGCGGAGCGCGGACATGGAGATAAGAGCGGACATGAAGAACGGCTTGGATCGCCATGTGTACGGCAGAGACTCGCCGCCCTCGAACACGCTGATGTCCGTCCCCACGGCCAGATAGACACAGTCGTCGTTGACGTGATGGTACAGGGCATGAACCGGAGCGCCGGGCAGTTCGACGCGCACGACGTCCTTGCGCCCGAGGTCAAGGATGAATCCTTGGTTCGTGCCGCTGAAAAAGCCGATGTACCGCCCGTCGAGCACTGATCCGACAAGGTTTTCCGGGCCAAGTTCCTGCCACTGGTCCCGGGTGAATACGCCGGAGGTAAGCAGGCTCTGTTCAGCCGAGGTGAACAGCATCAGGCCGTCCGGGCAGGCGTACACCACGCCGCCGGGCAGATGGCCGACAGAACGCGCAGACAGGCATGGCTGCTCAATGGGAAGATGGAGAAGCTGAAGGGATTCCGGGGCCGCGCCCTGCGCCAGATAAGGCCGCCCCGTGGTCAGGATCACGATGGTGCTGTCCACATGCCCGAGCGCGACGATACGATCCTCCACGGTCAGCCGATAGGATTCCGGGAAAGCGTAGGGAATGAACAGTTCGGAAACCAACAGCTCGTTCCCCCGGAAACAGGCATAGATGCCGTTGTCGGTCTTGATGAGCCCCTGCGCATCGTCGGGAATCCTGTCCCAAAGCGTCGTCTGGAGCACGTCCGTGGGAACGTCCTTGTCGTGCGCCGTATCCATATACTCCGCCTGCGAAACAGGAATCTCGGCAACGAAACGGAATTCTCCCGTTTCATTCCCCGCGACCGTACGGTAGATACGGATATGCGTAATGTTCAGCCCCGAAAGCGAAGGCAGGCGGAACCCGCTGACGAGAGCCCCGTCCCCCGACTTCACGTCGACGAGTTCGGAAGGCGGGGACGGGGCTGATTCCTGTTGATACACGCCGTTTTGCAGGCTCTGCACATAGGTGTAGCAGTACGATGAACTGCGGGAAATCTTCTCCGCTTCAGTTGAGGGAGGGATGCCATCAATGCTGGAGAACACGATGGGAGCGACGGCGACGCCCTGTCCCTCGACAGGGGCAAGTTGACTGTCCTTTGTGGGCATGTCGCCCCCAGACCCGGCAATGAACCCATGAACGGAGACGTCCCCGATGCCCGCTCCGGCTTTGACTGTGACGGTGGGGGCCGTCTCGGGGCGCGGAATGCCGAGACGGTACGTCTCGCCCCCGGCAAACCGCTGTGTGGGATAGTCCCGGTCACCGGTGATCAACAGATGCCCGAGCGGGGTTTCCCCAATCACGTCGATGACCGCCGACTTTACAACGGACACATCCTTATCCCATGCCAGCCAGCCGTCGATGTCATGCTTGAAGATCGTCCGCGCCGATGCTGAAACCTCCGCAACCCGACGGACGCCGCGCAGGGGGCGTAGGCTGCCGCGCCGCAGGTCGCAATTGACCGCTCGCGCTGACTGATGCGCCTCAAGGGTCCTCGGCTCAATACGCGGGACCTCGCCGCCGAATCCGGGTATTAGCAGTGTCGGCATCAATTGCCCCCCCGGTCTTGGCTGACATGCCAGCCGCTTTTATTGACGTGATAGCTTATCGCTTCGTCTATCATGGACTGCACCTTTTTCATCAGAATGCTGTTCTTGTCTCTAATGAGTGCATTAAGGGAATCATTGACGAGATCCGAAACATCCACAGAGCCGTTCCTGACCGAAAGCGTTGCGGTCACGTTCCCCGAACCGTCAAAGCTCACGGCTCCTTGGGCGTCGCCAGTAAAGGTAATCGTCATCGGAGAGGCCAGCCGATACGCCTTCTCAGCCACCGTGGCCTTCTCGACTTCAAGCGCGCCGTCTCCCTCGCCCGGGCCGCAGACATACTTCCACTCCCCGAAGATTCCCCCCGAGCTCGCTCGTGCATACACCTGTAAGGCCGTATTGATCACGACCTGCATGGATTCGCCTCCGCTCGTATTGAACTGGAGTCCGTAGAACATCGCCGCTCCTGAGAAAGCCCGGCCCATCGCGAGCGCGCGGAGACCGGGCCAGAGTTATACCGAAGATCCGGACCGCAACTCCGGTGGGCATTGCAGCCTTTTTCGTTCGCCTTCGTAGGCGCGCAGGCAGTGCCCCGGCTTCCAGAACGGCAGCCCGTCGATGATCCGTCGAGGCCAGTCCCGTACGCCGTCCCGGCTCCACCGCCAGCACCGGGAAGAAAGCGTTTCGTCCGGCCAGCCGCCGAGGACGGCATTGATGAACTGGTCGAAAGCAATGAACAATCCTTCGATATATGTCATACTGGCGTCCTACACACAGGGTACAGGGTTTCCTCCCACCAACTGTTTGTGTAATCACCTGCGGAACAGTAATCTACCTGAGACGCCCCATTTTTTGTGTATACATATCCGCCAGCGGTTAAGGTATCCACGAATTGCGAATCGTCGGAAACGACTACTGAACCGTTCCAATAAATCCTTGTCGAATACATATCTACGTACGCCAACTTCAACTGTTGGTGACGATGCCCAATTCCATATTGCGCCCCACTACCATCGCAATTCCCCCCATATGAACCTGTTCCCTTGCACTCGGTGCATGATTGGGTATTGCAGGACTGACTCGTGGTGGGCTTCGTCAGCCCGTGCGCTGCGCAAAAGCTGTCCGCCACAGTCTGCACGTCCAGATTGGAGTTCGTCGCGTCCCGCCGCTGGCAGGTGACCGTACGGGTCTGCGTGCCGCCGCCGCAGTTGGCGGAACAAGCCCCCCAGTTCCCCGTGGCATAGGAATAGGTGTAGAGCGGCTTCCACGCGCCCGAGACGTTGACGTAGATGTTTTGGCAGGGCTTCCAACTGCCGCCCACATTAACGTACGCCTGCTTCGCGTATTTCCACGCTCCGGAGACATTGACTGCACAAGACATGCGCGCTCCTTACTTTCCGAGGAAAGTCCTTTGCAGTTCCGCCACTTCCTTGAAAAGGACATCAAGTTCGCCGTTGGATGCGCACGCCTCGGCGCGCTTCAGATAGGCCCACTGCCCGGCGTTGACCTCGGCCATGCCTCGCAGGTAGGCGGTGTGGTTGGCGAGGATGTCACGGCACAGGCCTTCTTTGGTCGGTTTGCCCTCGTCCGTGCGCGCAGCAAGGAAAGCGTCGATGTACGGCGTGGCGCGGGCGCTGTCGTTCAGGAACCCCGTGGCCTCGTCGACCTGCGTCGACCATGTAATCTGTTCGTATTGGGGTATGAACTTTCCCCACACTTTCCAGCGGCGAAGCTCAAAACAGTTTCGGATCTCAAGCTGTACCTCGTGCAGGAGCTTGGCGAAGGGACGCGGATCAACCCATTCATGGTTCTCCAAGTCGTACACATGAGAGGACGAGGGTCGCTTGGGGAAGGTTTCCCACTCTTCCCGGGAAAGGAAGAGGACACACCTCTCGCAAAAGGCTTCCGGGCGCTCGACGAGGCTGCCGTCATCCCTGATGATGGCTACAACCTCTTCCCACCTTCCGTCCTTGCGGCGGGACACGGGATAGGGAGGCACGTCAAGAACCGTAAAGCCGTATCCCTTGGCCTCCGCTTCCGATTTCAGAATGCGGCCCACAGAGATATTGTCCCCATTCCACGCGTAGACAGGATAGTCCGCCGTAGCCGCATAGCCCCGGCAATAAGCGGCGCACTCCTCAAGCTCGGCTTCGGACAACGGTTGCAAGGCCCCGTCCACACGTTTCACGCAATGGCCGCTCGGCGGCTCGAAATAGAGGGCGTCAAAGGCGAAGGAAAGTTCGGGTTTGAGATTGGTGTCGAAGCGCAGGTCATCGTGAATGACGACGGTTTCGCCGTCCACAAACGTGAGGATAAGATAATCGTTCATATGTTCTCCTAGTATTTGAACCAGATGTCGCCGTTTGCCCCGCCGGAGGGGTTGCCCGTGGAAACAGTCTTCGCCGCGCCGTTCCACTTGGTGGAATCAGCGGCGGTATTCGTCGTGTTGCCAGTGCCGCCGTTGGCCACGGGAAGCACCCCGGTCACGCCGGGCGTAATATTGGCGGAGCCGTCAAAGGATGCGGTCGACGTGCTGGCGAGATTCGTCCTGACGGTCCGGGCAGTGGCCAGTTTCGTTGCCGTGCCTGCATTCCCCGAAACCGTCGTCTGAGCGGGATGCACGTGGTCCCCACGGGCAAAAGTTCCCGTTTCCGTACCGACGGCAGCCGTCCCCGACGCTTTGGGCGTCGTGCCGGACGCCTTGGCATGGCCGTACTGCGTATCACTGGCTGCACCGTAGGTCGTGGCCGTGGAAGCGTGAACGGTGGGCGTTCGAGCGTTGGCCAGCCGGGAATCGTTCCCCTGACACGCCGTCCCCGCCGCCGTGCCGAACTTCACGTGCCCCAGCACGGACGCCGTGGCCGCAACGCCCGTATGGGAAGCGGGCGCGGCCCCGATGTCGTCAGGCGCAAGGGCATCGCTGCCGCCCGTCTGATGCGTAGCCTTGTGTCCGAGGGGTGTGCGCGCATTGCTCAGGCGGGCGTCGTTCCCTTCACAGGCCGTTCCCGCCACCTTGCCCAGCTTGACATGGCCCAGCACGGAGGCTGTGGCCGCCACGCTGGTATGCGAGGCGGGGGCGGCCCCGATGTCCGCCGGGGCGAGCGCGTCCGCCCCTCCCGTCTTGTGGCTGTCCTTATGCGGCTTCGGGGCGCGGGCGTCCGTAAGCCGCGCGTCGCCCGCCTTGACGAAGGTCCCGTTATGGGCCCCCTCATTCCCATCATGCTCCGCAACGGCCTGAGCGATGCAGGCGGCCACGTCCCTGCCGTGGGCATTGGGGTCCGCGATATGATCCGCGAGGTTTTTGGCCCCCTCAACCAATACGGCCTCGGCGTCCTGAACCGCCGTCACCGCGCCGACAACCTGAGCAACAAGCTCGGCGTTGGTCGGCTGCGGCGTTTCTGTAGTCTGGCTCATAGGTTATGCTCCCTGCGTCGGCGGCGTGAATCCGTTGGCGACCGCCCACGTCTCGATTGCCGCCAGCCGATCCGCATACCGGGTCAGCTCGGAGGCGTAGTGTACAAGATTGGCCTGATCGTCTTCATGGACGTGACCGACTTTGGAAAGGCCGTCCCACGCTTCCGCGAGCGTCTGATCAGCCGAAACAAGAACGCTGTGCGCCGTCGTCTGGGGAAGCAGGACAACTTCCGTTCCCGCAGGCAGCACTTTCCCACTGTTCAGGGTGAGGGGGCGCTCCAGCGTTGTCATCAAGACCTGGCAAAGTGCTGTCTTCGACATGGCGTTCCCTACCGGGGCGTTGCCGCCCCGGCCTGTTTGACGGTTCTAGGCTCAGACGCCAGCCGGAGACGTATAGTCGGCGACGACCATCCGCAGCTTGCCGGTGAACACGGGCGTTTCTTCGGCGGAGGCCACGAAGGCCACACCGGTTTCGCCGTTCAGGGCTTTGCCGTTAAAGGTGAGATCGCCGTCGGAATCCGTGCCGATCGCGTCGAGGGCCGACCTGTTGGCATGGGTATGGCTATTGGCCACGGCCTGATTGACCTGAGCGCCGGTAGCGGTAATGGCGTCCAGTTGAGCTTTGTTGGCGTGCTCGTGAGCCTTGGCGATAGCGCCGGATACGGAAGCCTTGGTGATGCCGGAGTCGGCAATGGCCTTGCCGGTCGCGCCGTCAAAGACCGCCACATTGTCAGACGTGGAGGCCGTGGGGCCGGTCACGGCGCCGTCGATATTGCGCTGCACGACGACCCAGTCGGCGTTGGCGGCGGTGGTGTCGAAATCGCTCACGCACACGACCATATCGCCGATTTCGCACGCCTGCCCGGCGTAGGTTCCGGCCTCGTTTACCTTATAGGTCCAGCCGGTATGGTAGGCCTCGTCGGGCAACGCATGGGTGCCGTCGACGATGCCCTTGAACAGCATCGCGTCGTTCGCTCCGAGCACGGCGTTCACGGCACGTTCCACGAACTCGGTGCTCGCGGCCTGCGTGGTGTTTGTCCCGGCGGGCGCGGTGGGGACGACCGGAGTACCGGTCAGAACGGCATCGGCGAAGATGTCGGCCTTGTTCTGGATGGCGAGATCGCCAAAGTCCGGATGGGCGTTTTTGTCGGCGACATGTTCGGAAAAGGTCTTGCCGGTCGTTGCGTCTACGACGAGGGTGCCGGAATACAGAATTTCGTTTCCGTTTTCGTCAAGGAGCTGAGAAAGCAATTTCTTGGACATGACAATCCTCTTTCATGTTAAGGGTTCTGGGAAAAATCATCGACGACTGCGGTAAGCGCCGCGCCGGTAACCGGGGCGTTCACGGCGTCGTCAACAACGGTGAGAGGCACAACCCGCACCCCCGGCGCCAGTTCATAGCCGCCGGGTGAGGGGTTTCCGTCCCCGCCGTGGGGGATGTTGATGTGATCAAGCTCCACGCGGGTCACGCGATCCGCCAGACGCACCATCTGCGCGGACAATTCGACCGTGGCGGACTCGACCTGATAGTCGTGCAGGAACCTCGCGGCGAGGTCTTCACAGGCATCCTTCGCCTCTACCGCCCTGTCCGCATTGTTCTTGCAAATGACGGCGGTATTGCGGGCGTCGTTCGCGGCGAACTGTGCGTCCTCGGCGTGTATCTGTGCTAATCCTGCGGATTCCGTGGCTTTTTCCGTGGCCTTCGCCACAGCCTCGGTCACAACCTGCGGCGTAAGGATGTCGAGGGCGGTCTGTTTGATCTCCTCCTCGACACGTCCGACATGCTCTTCCGCCCTATCCGCATCCGCCTTTGATGCCGCGGCGGATTGGGCAGCCTCTTCGGCGGACTGCATGGCCTCATCACGGGCCACGGCAGCGGCCTGATTGGACTGCGCTGCGGAAAGGGCGTCCTGCCTCGCGGCTGACGCGGCCCTCTCCGCAGTCTTGGCCGCGTCCTCGGCATCGTGGACACGGTTGGCGATCTCCAACGCCTTGGCATCAGCCCGAGCGGCAGCCGCCTCGGCGCAGGTCTTTGAGAGTTCGGCCGCCCGTGCGGCTTCCAGTACGCTCGCCTGCGCAGCCTCGGAGGTTTCGGCCGCAAGCTCGGCCGCCTTGGCGCACTCGCAAGCCCGGTTCGCGTGGCTCTGGGCCGACAGCGACGCGCAACCCGCCTTCTTCGCGGCGGACTCGGCCCGTTCGGTGAGCTGCTCGAAATCCTCCTTGAACAGTTCACCCTCTTCATGGAACTGCCGGAGGCCGTCCTCGACGCCCTTGTCCAGCGCGTCCACGGCCCGCGCCTCCGCACGGGTCACGGCTTCCACGGCGTCAGCCTTCAGAGTGGCGGCGTTGCTCGTCACCTCCATGATCGACTGTGTGGTCCGCTGTTCGATCTGGTTCAGGGCGTCGTTCCGGCTCTCCGTGATGACGGTCGTCGCCGCCGTGGTCAGCCGGTTCGTTTCGGTTTCCACGCGCTGCGTCACTTCGCTCTCGAAATAGACGATGCGCTCATTGGCCCGCTGCACCAGTTCCCCGGCTTCCCCGGCCTTGGCCGTCGCCAGTTCCGCCGCGATCTGCGCGGAGGTTTTCGCCGCTTCGGCCTTTTCCGCAGCGGCGTTCACCTGTCCGATGCTGGCCTGTGCGGACTGCGCGTGGCTCTGCGCCGCGTCGCGGGCGGCGGACGCCTGCCCCGCATACATGGCAACTTCGGACGTGATGACCTGCCCCGCGCCGCGCTGCTCATAAGGGGACAGTTCCATGATGTCCTGCAAATCGCAGTCATGGTTCGGAACGACGGCATATCCGCTTACCGACCCGGAACCGCCGTTGAAACACGAAGACTCGCACCCGTTGTGCGGATACTTGATATGAACACGGTATTCGGAGGATTCCGTGCCGAGTTCGTTGGGCCAGACAGCAAGGACGGCCTTGCCCGCGGCGTCAGTCTCGGCTCGCACTTCGCGCGGCACGATGTAGCCGGAATACCTTTCAACGGTCGTCAGGCGCATCGTGACCACGGCCTTGTGAACCGGTTTGCCGCTCTGGTCGTAAACGCGCGCCGTCACGTTGACGGTTGGGAGATTGCTCATAGGTCACCTCTTTGGGGGCGCGCCGTCAGCCGCCGCCCGTCCCCGCGCCTTGCACCCCGGATGCGGGCCTGCGCGACGCCCTGCTCGTAAAGCGACAGGTTCATCTGGGCGGCCTGCGGATCGGACCAGCCGACACGCGGGCCGCTCATGGATTTGATTTTGGCGAGAGAGCCGAACACCAGCGTATCGCCCCATTCTTCAAGCAACGCTTCAGGAACCTGCGCCGCCGTCCGCGCCGGACGAAACGCGCAGTACGCGTAAACGGTGTGGTCGGCGTCCTCATGCGCGGCATGAAACAGCACTGTGATTCCCGATCCGGCCCGCTCCGCATGAAAGTCGCTCCCGCCTTCCAACCGCACGCCATCGAGCAGCAAGTGAAGGACACGGGAAACGACCACGCCCCTGTCAGCCGTCAACTCCACAACACGGGAACCGCGAAAGAGCGTTTCCGCCATCGTGTCCGTCCAGACCTCGGTCCGGGTGAAGAAGTCCACGGCAACCTGCTGAACGGCGTCAAGGACGACGAACTGCGGACACGGCTGCACCTGCATGAGCACGCGGGGGATGATCACATCGTAGGAAGCCATGCGCTCCGTCATTGCGCGCCTCCGGTACTCGTCCGGGGCCACGCGGCATCGACCTGCCGCTTGACCCCAAGCGCGTTGTAGAACTCGCTCAGGTGGTGTTGCGCGCGGGCCAGATTGGAGGCCTCATTATCGCCGGACAGGATGCCGTACAGGACATGGTGGACAAGCGCCGGAGCGAACGTATCCCGCAGACGCAGACAGTCGTCCGGGCTTCCGATGCGCGGCGGCTCGGCGCTCCATGTGGCGTTGACGATCGCCTCGCGCTCTTCCGGCACGGCGGGAAACACCCAGTAGAACAAAGGGTCCGCCATCCGGTCATAGGCGAAATACTCGATTCCGGCCCACGGGGCGGACATGCCCATCGACGCCCACCCCGTGATGTTCTCCGTGGTGGTCGCCATGATCGGCCTGCCCGTCCTTCCATCGCACACGTTCGCATTCAGACCGATAAACAGCATGGCGGGCGCCTTCACGCCGTGCTTCCGTCCGGGAATGGCCTGCCGGATGCCCGGCTCCAGCACGATGTCTCCGGTTACGGCCGTGGCGTCCGGACGCTGCATGACCACTTCCCTGAACGCATGGTTCAGGAAGTCGAGCAGCCCGACGGCGTTGTCGTCGCCGCCGTTCCACTCCCACCGGGCACGGATGCCCGGTTCGAGGTCCTGCAACGCGCCGGATACGAGGCGCAGGATTTCCGCCGCCTGCATGGCTACACCGCCTCGCCGATACGGCGGTACGGGAACCGGGGCACGGGCACGAACGACATGGTCCGCTCACGGGTCACCGGGTCCACGTTGACCAAAGGCTGTTTCTCCACGGCGAGTTCAAGGGCGTGGACCACCGCTTCCGGCACCTCCACCTCCTTGTCCCGCTCGATGAGATAGGACTGGCCGTTGACTCCGATGGTCACGGGGCATTTCTCGTGCTCCCCGCGCCCGGACGGGATGACGATCCGCACCTTGCGCTGCCCGCGAAGCTGCGCCGCTGCCTGCGCCTCGCTCTTCTGGACGGACTGGTTCAGGCGTTCGCTCTCCTCCGGGGTCAGGGGCGGCTTGCTGCCGGATTCCTTTTCCTTCGCCATTTCTTGTTCCTTCATTTGGGACATGACGGCTCCTGCTACAGCGAAGACACGGCGACTTCAGCCCGGATCATGTGCAGATCGTACAGAATGATGGCGCCGTGCCACATCTTCCACGCGATGCTGCCGCGCTGACCAAGGGGATCGCCGCCACGCGGGACGTTGGGATTGAGAACCATCGGCACGATGGGAGACTTCCCGCCGGCGGAACGGTTGAAGGGAATGATGCCGAAGGCGTTCTTGGCGAGGTACAGGACTGGATACACGTCGGCGCACGCGCCGGTGGACGACAAAACGCCGTTCCCGGCTGCCCCCGCGTCGGCCCACGGCTCGAAGACGGTGGTGCACATGTAGCGCACGCCTTCCACGGAGCCGATTTCGCCGGGCATGGGCTTATACCCCCCGCCGTAGTCCTTCACGTCGAGGAAGCCGCGCATCTCGCGGATGTCCGCCTCGCAATCGGTATGGCAGATGGCGACATACGAAGGCAGCACGCTCTCGGTCTTGAAGTTCGGGGACGCGCTGACGAACGAGGTGATGGGCATGGCAAGCTGACGCTTGAGCATACGGGTCACCCGGCGCTGGAGTTCCAGCGTCAGCGGCTTGTTCACGCCGTTGCGGTTGGTCGCCTGCGCTCCGGCCGTCTCGCCGGAAAAGAACACGTTGGTCCCGCCGAGCACCACGCCCGCCGTGATGCGTTCGCGCATGATGGCGGCCTGTTCGCCCAGAATGTCCGAGAACTCGGAAATGAGCGGGTCCTCGTGGGTGTCGGCCAGCACGTCGGTCAGCTCGATCCAGTCGCCGTACTGGTTGATGGTGGCCTCGATGTCCTTGAACGTCGGCTTGCTGGCCTGCGGCGTCACGCCTTCGATCAACGCCTTGGGCTGGTTGGGAAGATGCTCATAGCCACGGAACTTGATCGTCCGCGTACTGTGGGCGGGCAGCGGTTTCGGCTGTCCGAACTTGTCGAGCACGAGCAGGGGCTGCGAACGCTCAAGGAGCTGCTTCGAGAAATACCCTGCGGTGCGGTAGGAGATGTCTCCTGTGGTCGTCATGGGAGGCATACGTTTTCACCTCGGTTAGATGTTCCATCCGGCATCGAAATCGTCTTTCGATCCGACGCCCTGCGGCACAACAGGCGCGCCGCGCCTCGGGACGGCGAACGCACCGTCGGGATTCGTCCGCGCCTTTTGCGACGCCTGACGTTCGTTCTTGAAGCGGGTGATCAGCTCGGCGACGGCGTGCGGATCACGCCCGTGCAGAAACACGTCCATGAGCGGCGCGGCTTCGGCATAGGGCTTTTGCTCGATCCATGCCTGCATGTCCGCCTGAAACCGTTCGTTGTCCGCCTTGCTGCGGGATGCCTCGAAAAGATCGGGATGGGCCTGCCGGACGACCGCCACGAAATTCCGGTTCGCGGCCTCCGCCATGCCCGCCTGCTGCTGCGCGGCGAAGGCTTCCCGCTCACGCCGGGCCATAAACAGTTCCGCCCGATCCATCGCGTTGTCCGCGCCGTATTCCGCCAGCCGCCTGCGGAGCGTTTCCCCTTCCGGGGAATCCTCGCGGGCAATGGCGGCCGCCTCCGGCGAAAGCTGTTCCAGTTCCGCGAATTCCGACTTGATCCCCTCGGGAATCTCGACCGTCTTCGGCTGCTGCGGCTCCTCGCGCGGCTGGGGTTCAGGGACGGCGGGCTGTGCCTGTACTGCCGGTTCCGGCTGCGGGACCGCCTGCCCTGCGGACGGCTCCTCGGGGCTGGGCGGCGTTCCCTCCTCGGATACCTGCTCAGGCTCCTGTTCCGGCTGCTCGGCGGGCTTCCCCGGCTCGTCGTCGAATCCTGCGGCAAAGGCTTCCGTGCCTTCCTGATCCATCAGCTCCTGATTCTGGTCTTCCTGCATGGCATTCACTCTTTCGGCGTGATTGTATTGATGATGGAGCGCAGTTCCACGAGCGCGCCCTGCGCTTTTCTGAGCGACGCCTCGTCCGACGCGTTCTCAAGCGTGTCGCGCTGCGTCTCGATTTCCTCTTCAAGCAATTCCCGGAGCGCGAGATAAAACCCCGTCCCGAACGCCGCGCGGAGATCGGCGGCGGCCCTGCTCGGCTGCTTCATCATGCGGCTGTCCCTTCCATCGGCTGTTCAGACTGGGCCTGCGCCGCCTGCTGCTGCGACTGCGCCAACGCCAGCATGAGCTGTTGCTGCACCTGCTCGGGGGAAAGCCCCTGCCTGCCCAACTCGGCGGTCAGGGCCTGCACGTTGGCCTCGGCCTGCGCCAGCGCCTGCATGACCATCTGCTGATGCTGATGTTCCTGCGCTTCCTTCTCGGTCCGCAGGATGCGTTCGGCGGGCAAGTCCGTTTGTTCGAGCGTCACTTTAAGGAGTTCGTCTTCCTTGATGCGGCTGGCGAACAAGGGATTCGCCATGAGCGAAATGATGCCGGGCACCTGTTGCGCCCTGACTTCCTTGGCGATGAGCGACTGGGAGCCGGTGGCGACGACCTCGTAGTCGCCCTTGATCTCCTCGCGCGGGTTCCACTGCATGTTGAAGCGGTACATGGCCCGGATGAACGGCGCGGACACGTATTCGTCAAAGTCCTTCACCCGGTCCTTGAGCAGGATGTTCGACGCGCCCATGAGCATGGACAGCCCGGACGCCGTCTCGCCCGCGCCGGACACGCGCCCGTCTCCGGCGTTGAAGCGCGGCGTGCTGATTTCGTCGGCGCACTCCTGCCAGAACTTCACCTGCGTCAGGTTCTCCTGAATGCAGGACGGCACCACGGCGACGCTCAGGGCATCGTTGATGTTCACCCCGGCCTTGTCGAACAGCAGGACACGGCTCGACGAAATGTCCAGCGGGTCTTCCCCCTCGGCCAACGCCTGCATGTTCACGCCGAACAGCGGGCCGGAACTCCACGCCGTATTGTCCTGCGCCGCGCGCACGGCGGCGTTGATGCCCGCCTGCGGCGACCGCAGCCGGTACGCGATGCCCTCGGGCCAAAAAGACGTTTCGTCACGCTGGTAGGGGTAAAAAAAGAAGGGGATGTCCACGCCTTCGAGCGGATTGACCGACGCCTTGATGATGGTGTCGCCGAGCATCCACACGCAGGAGGGAAACACGCGGTACAGGTCGGCGTCCTCAACCGCACATCCGGCATCCCGGAGTTCCTGCCCGGTGAGATAGCCCCACCGTTCGTAGACGCGGAACCGCTTGTCCATGACCGCGCCGAGATTGCCGTTGGCGTCGTTCAGATTCCGCTTCTGCGATTCGTAGGTCGTCAACGAGGCGTCACCGTTTTCATGCTCCTTGAGATACCCCTCGATGGCGGATGCATCGAAACCGGGGAACGTCATCAGGTCCCACAGGTCCTTGTCCGTCTTGAGATGCACCTGCCAGACATAGCGGAGCTGGCGCGGCTCCAGCGCGCCGGGATCGGGATAGACCTCCCAGACGGGGACGGCCTCGTAATAGGGCCGGATTTCCTCGCCCATGACCTGCTCGTCCCAGACAACCCTGCCGCTTGCATCGGAGACGGGACGCCTCTTCCTGAGTTCCCGGCGTTCGACCAGCGGCCCCTTGAGCACGCCCATTCCGAGCAGGCAGGAGGAAAAGATGACGGCCTTGCAGTGCTGCTGCCACGAGGGGCGGAATTCGCCGCCCGCCGAGGACTCCTTGAGCTGGTCGTCGATGACCTGCTCCATCTTGTCGGCGCAGGCCTTGGCGATGCGGAGCTTCACCGTATCAAGGTCGATGCGCCGCATGGCCTCCTGCATGGCCATCCGCTGCATCTTCTGCATGGCAAGGCCGTCGGGAACCGCGTTCTGCGCCTGCAAGAGCTGCATCTGCTCCGACATGACCTCCTGCACGGCCTGCATGAACTCCGGGGACTGCTCGACAAGCTCGCCGGGAATTTCCGGGTCCGGCGTGGGCTGGATGGCCCAATTCTTTGAACGCGCCGGGAACAGCAGGTCCATGAGCCGGGCCACCATCATATCCACCTTGTTCGTGGTCATCCGATAGTAGACCTGCGACCGCTTGAATTTCTTCAGCCGCTCCATCACGTCGGCGGGGTACTGCCCCCGGTACTGCATGAGGTCTTCAAGCCACCGCTCTTCAATGAGCTTGCGGGAAGACTCGGCGGTCGAGAACTCGCGCTTGAGCTGCAAGGCCAACGCATTGAGCCGGGCGGACGCAGCGGCGCGGGCCTCGCGCTCCAGCTGTTCCGCGTCTTCCCGCTCCATCGCGGCGTAAAATTCGTTTTCGGCCTCAAGCGGTATCTGGGTCATTGCTTGTCCTCCACCCCGCCCCGTTCAATCTTCCGCAGGAGCCGAGTTTGCATTGCGTCCAGCGCCGTTCCGCCGGAATACCCCGCCATGCCGACAATCCCGACGATAAACCCCATCGAGAGCCCGCTGTCTTCCAGCGCGGCGAACATGATGAAGGCGGAAAAGGCGGCCATGACCGCCGAGAGCAGAAAACCGCCCACGGAACGGAACCCGAACCGCGCCCAGCGCACGAACGCGCCGGTCACGGAAACGCCGATGAACGGCAACGACCGTTCCAGCATCTCCCAGAAATTCCAGTCCTGCATGTCGCTCATCGGCCCCCACGGATAGCGGCCTTGTCCGCATTGCACGAACCGAGGGCCTGACGGAGGCTCAAGACATAGTCGACCAGATCGGCATTGTTCACGCCGGTCCATAATGGCACGGGCGTTTCCGCCGTCAGGTACGCCGGGGCATCCTGCCGGATCACGACGGGCATGGTCGCCACCGGCTTACCTGAGCAGCCCGTCAAGGAGGCAACACAGTGCCGCCCCAATCGCCAGTCTGCCTGTCATTGCGCATGGCCTCCCGCAGCTTCACGCGCTGCCGTTCCCGGTCCTGTTCCAACGCCGCCAGCTTCCCTTCGCGTTCTTCAAGCGTTTCTTGAAGTCTGGCATGGGCCGCCGTCATGTCTTCGAGCGCGGCACGATTCCGCTTCGCGCTTTCCTCCCATGTTACGGCGTCTTGCCGGGCAAGATCCCGCTGCTCCGTCACGATGAACGCAAACACTCCGAGAGCAAGGCAGGCCAAGGCAAAGACGGAGCAGGCGATGCGTTCGATAGGCATCACCACTCCCGCTCCGGCCCCATATCGAGGTGCACGAAGTTCTCGTAGTCCCAGTGGCCGATGCCCCGGAACCCGCACTTACGGGCCAGCTTGATGAATGCCTCATGCCGCTCTTTCGGCATACGGACATCAAAGGCGAGGGTGAGATGCTGCGAATGCGCGACCCCGCCCACTTCCTTGTTGTGCCTGAAGCAGCGGTGACCGCTGTTGATGACGAGGGGCTCGCCCCACATGTCGCGGAGCCGCTGGAGCGCGTCCATGCCCTCCTCGTCCACGACGATCTCCCCGCAGCATTTGCAGGCGATCTCCTTCGGGGTGAAGTTCGGCCATTTCCCGGACCAACGGGCTTCGGTGTAGTGCATGAAAAAACGCTCCTGAGTTTGGTCAGGAGCGTAGCACGGGGTTTTGAGCCTGTCGGACTGGTGCGGGTCTGGTGGGCATCTGGTGAGGGTCTGGTGGGGAATTGACAAACTTTTCGGAAGATAGCGTATGCGCATGAAAAAAGTAGGAACCAACTGGAGATACACGAGATAATCTAAATAACAACTTCTTTTCAGGTGTGAGAACTAAAAAAATTCCTTTTCCCAATAAAGTTTTTTTGATACGCGAACCTCACCAACGCAATATAATCTGAGGAGGGAGAAGACGGATGACAGATATAGAAATTTTTTTAGCTGCAGGTGCATCACCTAGTAATATCATTTTTTCATTAATGATTGGTGGAATTGCGATAACTGGTATTATTCTTTCTGTTTTTCGAAAGCTAGAGCGAGTTCGCGATTTTTTACCTTCACTCTCGGTATCCTGTGGCATTTTTGGAACATTTTGGGGAATTTTTATAGGACTTTCTGGTTTTGATACAGCACATATTTCAGAAAGTATTCCAACGCTACTTGAGGGAATGAAAACAGCCTTTTTTACTTCCCTTATTGGGATGTCTGTGTCTTTATTTTTAAAATTTATTTATAATCTACGTGATGATATAGGTGAGAAAGGTTCTACAGATCCTGCAAAATGCCTTCAAAATATAGAAATTTATTCATCTGAAATCAGAGAAAGTATAAACAAGCTTGAGGAAACGATAGGAAGATGCTTCCGCTCTGACGAAGAATATTCTTTAGTTTCACAAGTTAAATTAATTCGTCAAGAATTAATAGATAGTCGTAAAGAAACTAAAAAAGCTTTTGAAGAGTTTGCTGAAAAGTTTTCAAAAATGGCATCAGAATCATTAATTGACGAATTAAAACGTGTAGTAGATAAATTCAATACAATGCTAAATGATTTAGTAAGCCAATCTTTTCAAGATTTGAAGGATTCAACAGAACGATTGAATACTTGGCAGTCTGAATATAAAGAAATAATCACACAAAACCATGAAAATCTTTCCTCTGTTCTTATACAGCTTTCTTCATTAAATACTGTTTACAATCAATCTATTGACAGAATTATGGAACTTTCAGAGCAGATTGCTACTATAAATACAAAACTCCATTCTATATCTATTTCAGGTCAAGAGCTTTCTCTTCATAGTAGTCAATTAACAGAGCAAAACCAACTTCTGGATGCATCCATTCATGCCATCAAGGATGCAGGAGAAAAGGCTGCAACTGTCGTTCCTGAAATTTCCAAAAATATGAATGCGATCACAGATCAAATTCAAAGATTACAAGAAGAAACTAACGACTTCATACGTAAGGCGACTATGGAGCTTCAGGCACACGCTTCAGAACTCTCGCAAGCTTCACAAAAACAAATTGAATCGATTGAAAAGTCATTGGAAGAAGAATTGCGAAAATCCCTTGAATCCTTTGCAGGTGCAATGATAGCTCTTTCAAACAAATTTGCCAGTGATTATACCCCATTGACGGATCGTTTGCGTGAGGTTGTCAGGATAGCGGAGAGGATGAACAATGCTTCGCTTAACTAAAATAGAAGATGGAGAACATTGGTCATCTATTTCAGATCTTATGGCCGGACTGATGATGATTTTTTTGCTAATTGCCATTGCCTATATGCATAATATCGCACAAGGGCAGCAAAAAATAAAAAAGATCGCTGTGACTTATCACGAAGCACAAGTCGCTTTATATGAAAAATTGAATGAAGAATTCAAGGAAGATCTCCCCAAATGGCAAGCGATCATTGATAAAGAAACTCTTTCTATACAATTTTTTGAGCCAGATATACTTTTCCAAACAGGTAAAGCTGATGTTACTCCAAAATTTAAAGACATACTAGATAATTTTTTTCCTAGATATTTAAATATCATTTTTTCTGACGAGTTTAAAGACACAATTGCTGAAGTTCGTATTGAAGGACATACATCTTCTGAATGGAGTACAGGAACAAGTTCTCCAGATGAAGCATACTTTAACAATATGCAACTTTCTCAAGAAAGAACGCGCTCTGTATTGGTTTATTGTTATTCTATAACACAAAAAAATAACTATAAAAATTTAATGCAACAGCATGTAACAGCGAATGGGCTTTCATCAAGCAAACTTGTTTATAATGATGATGGTACAGAGGATAAAGCCCGCTCTCGGCGTGTTGAATTTCGAACAAGAACAAACGCCGAAAATAGAATCGTTCAAATTCTTGATGAGTTGAAAAATGATTAAATTACCTGATTTCTCTGCATGTGTTGAAGTAAAACATCTTCTACAAAAAATGGGGGTCATCAAAATTCCTGAATTACCTGACGTAGAGTTTGTTAAAACTCGTGTTAAAATCGTAGAGACAATTGTACCTAATACAGAGCAATTGCAATTTGCTGAAAAAATCAAACTAAAAGCTGTTTCACTTGCACATGAAACTTTTACAGTAGTTAAAGATGAGACACTTGAAGTTAATGGCGTAAAATGTTGTATTTACATTAAAAACCAAAGCCAAGGCGTAAATCCTTATAATAAAACATCAACATATAAATTTCATTTATGTAATTGTAAAACAATTCAAGATATGGTCTTAAAAGGTAGAAAGGATAGATATGTTGCTACATCTCGTGCAGATGGTATATTCCCTGTAAATGCTCAGAATTATTACAAAGAAATTCTAGTATCTTTAGAACTTTGTAAAAATTGTAGAGATATTTTAATTCATAATGGGATGTATAAAGAACCTTTTTCCTTAAAAAATTTCTATGAAGAATATCAACCTGATATCCCAAAAACATTTAGGCGAACAGAACAAGTACCAATAACAGAAAAATATGCTCCGGATCACACTGAACGCGCTAATAAATACAAACAATCTATTCACTATAAATGTCAAGGATGTGGTGTCGACTGCTCTCAACACCGCTCTTATCTTCATATGCATCATGTGAATGGAGAAGGTACAGATAATAAGCGAAGCAATTTAAAAATTCTTTGTGATATGTCATATGGAACAACCCTTTCATGATCATATGAAAGGGAATCCTCGATTTCAAAAAGAAGCCCAAATCGTAAGGCAACTCCAAAAAGAACAAGGGATATTTACCGTAATCTGACAAATATAACCTTAAGGGTAATCCTGTCGTCACTTTTCTTAAAGAAACCATTATTCCAACATTAGACACTTTCTCTCCCTCCACACCTGCAACCGCCTCCGCGCTGTACCGCACCTTTCTCCCCTCACCTTCCACGGCTATGGGTGCACCCTGCTGCACCCATAGCTTGATCTGCCTCTCGCCCACCCCGAAGGCCTCCTTGATCTCCGCAAGGCTCCGCAAAATCATCGGCGCGTAGACGACCATTACTTCCCGTTCCGCCATCTCAGTACCCCCCGAGCCTGTCCGCCGGGCCAAGGTGTTCCCTCGCTTCCCCGCGCCGCCGGTTCAAGTCCATCTCGGCCACGGCCCACAGAAGCGCCGCGGCTCCGGGGTAATCCGTCATCCGCCTGTCCACGTCCTCGCTCCCAAGCCGCTGCGTCTCGGACGCCGCCGTGCAGTCCGTCCCGAAAAACAACGTCTTCTCCCCCACTATCCGCTGCTGAAGGATGCCCAGGTAGAAAGGAAGCACCCGCTCCCCACTCCCGTTCCATACCTGCGGATCGGTGATCCGTATCCTCCGGCGGCGTTCCCGGCGCAGGTCGTCGTTGGCGGCATCAAGAAACACCACACGCCTGTCGTCCCCCGGCGTAATGACGCACGACGCCGACCAGTCCTCGTAGAGCCTGACCGCCATGTCCACGAGGTCGGCCACATCGCCGGAGCGATATTCGTTGAGCACATGGACATGGTTGTGGACGTTCAGCACGGCGGGCCGCCCGCGTATCTCCCCGAGCACGATGACGCATCCCTGCGCTATGCCGTGAGGCCATGCCAACGCGGCAACGATGCGCGAGAACTGCCGTCCTGTACGGTTTTCCAGAAAGAAGGTTTCCTGCGTCATGGCGTCGCGCAGGGTACGGATGTACGGCATGTCAGCTCCAGTCGGCCCCGGTGATGAGATTCCCGCCGGGGGATAGCAGTTCGGAAAGGGCGTCACAGGTCGGATCGACCTGATCGTCGTGCTCATGAGTCATGGCCGGGCTGAACGCCGCCAGCTCCCCGATGTAGGCGTTCACCCACGGTGCATCCTCCGGCACGAAAAGACGCCCTGCCCGGATGTACGGGAGAACGTCATTGACACGGGATACCTTGTCGCGGTCCCGCTGTATCGGGATAACCGGGATGTCCGTCTCCCGGCGCAATGTCTGGATAAGCCCCGTGCCGGATACCTTGTCCTCGACAAAGAACCCGGCGAAGCGCACGGGGTTGGTGATGCGGTTCGGGCGGTGACGCTCGTAGAAGGCCTTCGCCGCGCTGATGAGGTCAGGGGCCTCAAGACGCTCACGGACCAGATCGAGGAGATAGACATTTTGCCCATCGCACCCCGCTAGGATGAACACGGTATAGTCGTTGTGCTGGCCTGTTTTCTGAGCCGTGTCAGTGAAAATACCGATACTCGTGATGCCTGCTGGCTTGACCCCGAAGTAATGTATCCAATCGAGCTTGATCATTGCCCCGCCGGGCGGCGTAGGTTGCTGTTGGTACTGCGAGCTGAATGTGTATGGGTCCGAATCACGCAAGGCAAGCAACCCTTCCAGAGATTCCTTATCCGGCCAATAGCTCCGCGCGTTATCCGTCCCTTCTCCCGGCACGGCCTCAATAACGAGTTGCTCAAAGTCCAACCCGAGCCGCCCAGAAAGGGCCAGCGCGGAAGGGTCGTCCTCATGGACACGCTGCATGATCATGATGACCGGGGTGTCGTCCGTAGCCCGGCGCGACCGGACGGTGTTCGTCAGCCTCCGGTTCGCCGTCTCGCGCTTGGACTGGCTCCACGCATCCTCCGGCTTGATGGGGTCGTCGATGATGATGGCGCCGGAAAAGCCCTGCTCCATGAACCCGGCGCGAAAGCCCGTCACCTGCCCGCCGGTGGACGTGGCGTAGACGCCGCCGGCAGTCCGCCCCCCGCTCTCAATGTTCCACCGCTTCTTGGACTTGGTGTCCCGACGGAAGGCCAGCGGCCAAAGCTGCTGGAAGGCTTCCGTCTCCAGAATCTCTTGGTCGAAGATACTGTTGAGCGAGGCAAGGTCGTCGGAGTTCGAGGTGCAGAAAACGGCAATGCGGGTCGCGGGCGAAGCACCACGCCATGAACGCAATGACCGCCAGCTCGGTTTTGGAACTCCCCGGCGGCGTGTTGATGAGCAGGTTTCGCACGTCCCCCCGATACACTGACATGAGTGCATCCGCGATTTGCTCGTGATGCCGGTTGACCCGAAAGGTCATGCCCGTTCGCGCCCGGAACATGAGCGCGACGAACGCGAGGAAGTCCCGTTCGCAGGCGTCACGGATGGCGGCAAGCTGTTCCGGCGTACAGCGGGAGAGCAGGCCCATCAATCCGCCTCATATGAGCCGCGCAGGGCCTCCCGCAGCGCGGAATCAGGCGCGGGAACGGAGGTCGCCACGGCTGCCGTCTGCGCGCTGGCCTGTTGGCTGACGTTCACCGTGGTCCCCCGCTCCTGCTGCGGGGCGAGGTTCCGGCGGCCTCGCGTCATGGTTTCCCACTCCTCGGGGAGTTCGACCTTGGAGAGTACGGCATGGGCCTTGAGTATGAGGGCCTTGTCGAATTGGGCAAAGAGATGGTCGGCTTCAAGACGTTCGCGCACCACATCGTCGATCGTGGAGCGAAAAGTTGTGGGCAGGTCACAACTTTCCTGCTCAACTTCGTATAGCGCCTTAATCGCACTGACCTTTTTCTCGACAACCCCACAACTTTTTCCTTGCTTCCAACCCTCTTTCCGGGCGCGCTTCGATGCGGCCTGCTGTGATACCCCGAAACGTCTGGCGACCTCCCCAAGCGACACGCCCCGGACTTCATATTCCGCGCGGGCTTGTTCCCACTGCTCAGACGTCAGCCGGGCCATGCCCCACCTCATGCTCTCCGTTCGCCGCGCGGATGGACGTGGTGATCAGGTCGAGAAGTTCCTGATACACGCGGTCGGGCGTCTCCTTTTCCACGGCCTGCACGACCTCCTGATACTCCTCGCCGATAACGCCGAGCGCGTGGTATTTGCCCTCCGCAAAGACGGGATGCTTTCGCCGCGCTTCGGATACACGCCGGGCAATGTCCTCGATGAGCCTGTGCCCCGCAGCCGCGCTTCCGTTCCCGATGATCAGTTCCATTTCAAGCTGGTTCACAATATCCCCCACATACATCCATTCCGGCACGTTCATCACATATCAACCACTGGAGCCGGGCAGTCCCAAACGTCCTTCCCCTCGGCCTTCCGGTCGTCCAGATTGATGCCCTTCTCCACCTTCAGCCGCTTGAGCCTGTACACCAGCATCCCGACGCCGCCCACCGTGCGCCGGAGGGGACCGAATATCGCTATCCGGTTCCGGCCCACGCCCCAGACGTATGCCTGCACCTCAACCGCCCTGTGCAGCGTCGCCGTGGCCTTCGCCAGCATATCAAGCCTGCCGCCGGTAATAGGGACGATCACATCGGCTACGCGTTCCCTCATGCTCTGCCTCCGCTTGCTTGGGGCAATGCCCCGGTCAGATAGTTTTCGATGACTTCCCGCGCCTCCCACCAGCCCATGCAGACCTCGACGCGGTACCCGGCCTGACGGAGCCTTGCGATGATGTCCTCCTGGGAGCTTTCCAGACTGCCGCCCTTCTGCCGCTTCAGCTCGACGTACAGCCCGTGGAACCCCTGCCGGGGTACGGCAAGAAAAATATCCGGCACGCCCGCCACCACGCCTTCGGCCTTCAGCCGGGCCCCCGTGATCGCGTCACGCCGCCCGCCGTTGGGGATGTGGTACATGACGAGGTGCGGGGCGTGCCGGGAATAGACACGCCACCACTTGAACAGGGATTTTTGCTCCTGCGATTCCGTGGGGCAGGCCCGGACCCGCTTCGCCGGTGCGCGCCGGACGGGGGCCGATTCGTTGGAAACGCTCCATGTCATAAACCGTTCTCCTACAGCGCCCGTTGCAGGACGCGCCCAAAGTTCGCCGGAATAGGTAGCGGCTTCTGGCGGTCAAACTGTCCGGCCTGATTGTCCGGCCTCACACCATGCCGCCATTTCTCCAAGATCGACAAGCCCGCCTTCCAGCCCTCTTCGCGTTGCTCCAGAGTCGGCGTGTCGATGACAAGGGAGCCAAGCAGAGGGCCACGGGCCGCAACCGGCACAAGCGGGGGCGGTGCGTCCGCCTCATCTTCCCATCGCCGTCCAATCAACCATCCGGTCAGCATCTTCGGCGTCTTCCCTCTCGCTACGAGAGCAGGCCTACGCGCCGCTTCTTGACAAGCCGCCCGGCAAATGACGGCAACAAGGGAGTCAGACAGCCCTTTGATGCCGATGAAGGCGTCAGCGGCCTCGGCCTTGTTGCGCTTGTAGCCGAAGGCGTCCCACACTCGGTTGAACCACGCCAGCCGTTGCCCCGTGAGTACTCTCTTGGCCGCGGTCAGATATCTGGGCTCAGGTTCGGGAGAGGAGGTGGCAATTTCAGAGGGCTGTTTGGAGCTTGCACTCTCCCGTTTTCTTTCTTGAGAAGGAAGGGCGTTCGGCTCCGCTGCAGCGGCAGATGCAGAGGAGTTTTCTTTTTTTGCCTTCTTTCCTTCTTTGATCGGGTTCACAGGATGGTCGCTTGCAGTTCGCCGGTTGGTCGCTTCATGTTCATTAGTTTCTGTATTTGATTGGTATGACTTCCAATTAACGATGGAGAGCAAGGTGCAGACCTTGTTGCAACTCTGAAGCGTGATGAAGCCATCATGCTCAAGGGTCGTCAGCATTCGCCTCAGCTTAGACCGATCCATTCCGAGACTTTCAGCCAGCTTCGCATAGGAGAAAGCGAATTGTCCCGGCAGGATTTCTTGACCGCGCCAGTACCCGCGGCACCAGTTCGCTTTTTCAAGCAAGGTGATCATCAATCCCCTGTACTCCAGACCTCGACTCCATGTCCGATTGTCCTCCACCTTCCGCCAAAATTTGATATACCCGCGTTCCATAATGATATCCTTGACAGCTACCGGATTGTCCGGCATACTGTGGTCATTGTGTTGATGAAGTATTCCTTTTGAGGCCCGCAGTTCCCGCTGCGGGCCTCTTTTCTTTTAGACTGGGATGCCGTTTCCTGAGCAACCTATGGGGTAGCTCGCTAATATTTGGTCTGTGACCGGATTGCGATATAGGTGCTTTACGAGCGGCATTCCGCTCTTTCCGCATTTGCGGCTTCCTTTTGTCATGAGTCCGCCGTTTGGTTCCTTAATTTTTCTGCGGTATTTGCATTCAGAGCACTTCGGCATTGCGTTTCTCCTTTAAGGTTACTGTAAAAATATCGGGACGTTTCTCACAAAGGTGTTCGCAAAAATAACGGCTTTTTACATATCCTGCGGGGCTTCTCCATTTCAGCCCGTACTCCTTGCGCCAGTCGGCCATACAAAGAATGGCAGTCCCTTTTCTGCCGCGTACCTTGCCCAGTTCACATGGGCCAGGACCTCTCATGGAATTCCCCAGGCTGAGAGGGGCGAATAAATTTTCATTGATGCGGCTCACGCCGGGCTTCCGTACTTTTCGATTCGTTTGCCGAGCCATCGCATGACTGGAACCGCCATTGAGTTGCCGAGGGCCTTGTACCGAGGCCCGTCAGGGCATTCTTCTGCGGGACGGCCCCGCCAAGAAATTGCTGTGTAATCGTCGGGGAAACCTTGAAGCCGTTCGCATTCCCGTGGGGTGAGGCGACGGACGCCAAAACTGACGGATGACCCCGCCCGTTGCTGTACGGGGGGATGGTCTTCAGTCGAGTTTGGTGTGAACAGGAGGGGGGCGCTCCGGTCGCTGGCGTTGCTGTTTCGGTTCAACGTTCCACAAATATTGCCGATACGGACTTCACCGAGCTGGTTTTGGGCAAAAGCCACGGCCAGACCGTTGGCGCTATCAAGGGTGTGCGCGAGTTCTTCTGAAATCCCGTTTCCGTTTGAGGATGTTTGGGCTGTGCGTATCGCGATGGCCTGCGTGCCTTTGGTATCCATTGTGTAGGCAGAACCGTCAGTAAGGTATTCTTTACCCTGTGGCCCTGCCGAAGGGCTTCTTCCTATGCAGTGCGGGTGGATTGCGATGCAGATTTCTTGCTCATGGTTCAACCCGACAGACTCCTCTCTCTCCTCAGATGAGTCAGGAGATTGCGAACCATGAAAGCCTATTACAGTCATGCCGCGATCAGCACATGGAGAAGAGTCATGGCGTTTCATCAGTGTACCGGCAATGTTGCCGTACTGTGATATGGTATGGATGCCCTGCGCTTCGCTGTTCGCATGGGGGGATGCCGCGCGTAGAGTACAGATAAGGTTGTGATGTTCATCTCCGGCGGGGCCGCTTGTTCCTTTGCTCCATTTGCATGACATGGCTTGCCTGATTATTTCTGGGAACCAGACAAGACCGGATCCTTTTTGAGAAAAGAGTTCTTGATCACTCATACCAATCCCCCCTCCTCCAGATTGACTCAAGGTGGGGTGGGGACCGCCGAGCCAATGGGAGATGTAGCCGCCTGCACTAAAATTTCGGGAAGCTCTCCGAGCCATAGATATTTTTTTCGTTACGGCTTCAGGCCGTTCTCCTGCGCTACTGCTATAAGTGCATCTCGCAAGGGGCCCGGTAGTGTTTTCTTTCTCTTCTCGGAGCGGCGGAGTATCCCGGCGCACGCCGTCGAACTCAAAAAGAATCGAGAGGGGATCGGCCCCGTTTCGAGGACACGCGATAACGAACAGACGGCGGCGGCGTTGGGGAACTCCGAAATATTGGGCATCGAGGAGTCGCCACGCGACTGTCCTTTGGGGGCCAAACACACAACCAGCGCCCGCCCACCGTCTCTCTCTCTCTCTCTCTCTCTCTCTCTCTCTCTCTCTCTCTCTCTCTCTCATGGTTCTTGGAGGGAAAAGCTCCCCATTGAAGCCACTAAGTCCGCCAAGGAAACACCCGAAGGCATTATCTTTGGTAGACAGGACTCCGGGTACGTTTTCCCACACAACGAAAGAAGGCTGAACTGCATCGGCGAGCTCCACGAATTTGAGTGCGAGGTTTCCGCGTTCGTCGGACAGGCCCCGGCGAAGACCGGCGACCGAAAAACTTTGGCAAGGGGTTCCGCCTACCAGCACGTCTACTTGTCCGCGGTAAGCGGTTCCGTCGATCTGCGTCATATCCCCAAGATTGGGGATGGAAGGATAATGATGCGCGAGTAGGGCGCAGGGGAATGGCTCGATTTCAGCAAAGGCGATTGGCGTCCACCCGAGCGGCCCCCATGCAACGCTTGCGGCTTCGATACCAGAACAAACAGAAAGGTAACGGAGGCTCATTTGACCCACTCCAATAAGGAAAGTTGTTGAAATCTCTCTCTCTCTCTCTCTCTCTCTCCGCACCGATGATCGATTCTTGGGACAATTTCGTGTAGTCGGGGTTCAGCTCTATCCCAAAGAAGCGGCGGTTGTGCCGTACGGCGACGCGGCAGACCGTGCCAGATCCGCAAAAGGGGTCGAGCACGGTTCCACCAACAGGACATCCGGCAAGTAAACATGGTTCGACGAGAGCATCAGGGAACGTCGCAAAATGCAGCCCGCTCGTCTTACTTGGGGAGATGGTCCAGACGGTTCGCTTGTTCCTGCGTCCTGTGTGGAGATTTCCGCAGGCCTTGAGATTACCGTTGAGCTTCCTCCCTCCATGTGCCCTAGATGTATCTTCCTGGGAGAATATGTCCTGGGCGAGGCGTGCGCGGGAAGAGTCGGCTAAAGGCTCGGCGATAGCTGTGGCATCGTAGTGGTAGCGCGAGGCCTTGGAGAACAGAAAGAGATATTCATGGGCACGAGTTGGGCGATCCTGCACGCTTTCCGGCATGGGGTTGGGCTTGTGCCAAATAATGTCGGCACGGAGATACCAGCCCGCGCTTTGGAGAGCGAAGGCCAGCCGCCACGGGATTCCCGCCATGTCCTTGTTTTTGAGATTATCCGCGCTGACTGAGGTGCGGCGCATATTCTCTCGGTATCCGCGTCTGTCGGATGATGAAACGCCCCCGACCGCATTCCTATTCCCGTGATAGCCGATATAGGTATCGGATATGTTGAGCCATAGAGTGCCGTCCGCGCTTAAGACGCGCCGCACTTCATCGAATACCTCCGCAAGCGCAGCTACAAAGGCCGAAGGAGTGGGTTCAAGACCAAGCTGCCCTTCTACCCCATAATCGCGCAGTCCCCAGTAAGGAGGGGAGGTGATGCAACATTGAACAGAGGAATCGGGCAGGGAGCGTAGGACTTCCCGTGCGTCTCCACAGTAGATTTCCCCTGATGGGCAGGTGAAGAAAGGGGTGCCCATCATTTCCCGCCGCCGATGGAGATGTTTCCGTATGACGGGGCGGAAGAGGGGGTATCCTTGTCAAATTCGGGAATACCTTCATTCTCGGGCAGGCCGTGTGCCTTGTTCCAGTCACGGCGATAGGAAGTAGCGTCTTGCTTGAGATCGATGCACGCGGCCGTGACAGCGGAATCCACCTCGGTTGGAGGAGCCTCCTCCATGATCAGGCGTTGTACTATGGCCACGGCTTGGTTGGTCTGAAGGCATTCACGATCCGTGGTGGGCGCGTCTGGTTCTGCGTAGCCAAACGGGAGTACGTCGAATCCCAGACGGTGGGCCAGCCAGCGTAAAGGCAGCGGCGCGCTTGTCGGGTGCCGACCGTTCACGGCCACAATGAGCGGGAAGAGCTCATCAACGCTTATGCGAGCTTCATTGTCATTCACATTGAGTTTGCGCAGCAGGTACGAATAACTGATGCCCGTATCCGCAGCGATCTTTTTAAGCGGTATTCCAGATGCATCCACACACTCTGAAATGGCTTCTCGCAGTGACATGGTTTGAAGACGATTATAGAATTCACCCTTTTCCATACTGTTATTTCCACATGAAGTATGTTTATTCAGCGTATGAATATAAAAAAAAGTACAATACAGATGATTATGGCGACTAGAATATTCATTTGTGTATTTTTGTAAGTACGGGTTGTGGTCTTTGATCTCCGTAAATCAGATCCCAAAGATTAAAAAATGAGTCTGTAGTCAGGTTCCCACCTTCATTATTGACGAAGCGCCACAAACTAGCCTGATCAACATGCGCCTCTCGCGCGAGGCGATAGATAGTGAGATCCCTTGCCTTAAGGACGATCAAAATGTCTTCTCGGAAATCGGATTTTGTCATGGCAATCTTTATGATTAACGTCATAAAAAAGTCAAGAGGAATAATGACGTTTGTTTTTGGCGTCCGCCATAAAAACGGGTAAAACAGCCGTATGAATACAGAAAAAAAATTACGCGAAGCCGTTGAACACGTTTTGGGCATCAAGATGTTCAAATCAGTGAATCAACTGGCGAATGTGGCGGATATAGAACAGGCCTCCCTTTTTCGCTTCCGAAGAGGAGGGATGATCAAAATTGATGTCGCCTCGAAACTAATCGACACGTTGGGGGGGGTTCTCGTTTTTCCTTGGGAGGAGTCGGGTACGCTCAAGTTGTCGAGTGAGGTCGAACGATTGAAAGCAGAGATTGACAACAAGGAGAGGGAACTGATCGGGTTGCGCGCCAACGTGCAGCTTCTACAGTCTATGCTTACCCAAACGAAACAGAATCAGGATAGTATTCCGGCCCAGGACAAAAGTTGCGCTTGATTCGTGTCGAGATACGGGAGTGTGGGTGCCGCATTCTTTATGTGGAGTACTGCTGAAATAGTCCCGTATGGTTGCTATGTGCCTTCTTTTTTTATCAAGAAATTGAAAAAACTCTTGTTGTACCGCAGTATTACTGAGTAGTTTACGCGCATTTTCGTACGCAGCCATGCATTTAAGCCGTTCCGGTAAATCGGGGCGGCTTTTTTTTGTCTCGTAATACTGTGGAATTATTTTATATGTTGAGCGTAATAAAAAAATATGATAAAAATCATAATTTTTTTCTTGACGAGTTATGACGATTGACATAGAAAAACCTCACCGACGAGACGGAAGGAACCTTTCTCCCGCCGGGGATGGGTAGCTCAGTTGGCAGAGCCGCCGGCTCATAACCGGACGGTCGGGGGTTCGACCCCCTCTCCATCCACCAGCTCATTGAAAAGCAGAGCGAAGACCACGACGCAATCTGGGCGTTGTACCCGGAGAGCCACCCCGCAACAGGGCTGCATGGCGAGGACCCCGGCAATGCGCTTGGAGAGAAGCGGAAAACGCGAAAGCGTGATGTGCGAGCCGGACTGTGATGAAGCATCAGTCCGAAGAGAAAGAAAATAGGAAAGCTGGAACAGATAGATGAACAAATTTTTCAATGGTTTTCTTTCATACAGCCGACGACCGCAAAGTGCAGGGCGTCGGCTGGAGCAAGGAAGCCATTACATGCTGGAGGACCACATGAAGAGTTTGGCTCTCTCTTACGCTTTGGCCTCAGCCTGCGCGCTTGGCTTGATCGCCTACGCGGAAGCTGTGTTCTGGGGGCTTCTCCCGATTATGCAGGCGCTCGCCGAATGAAATAGCCGCGCCGCTGTCCGTTATTAACCTTCAAACCAAAACTTTTTTCCATTTTTGGGGATTGAAAATGGGAAGCACTACGCATTGTTCTATGCCGTCAAAGGCTGTTCCGGCTCTCCATGGAAGCACGTTCGTTCCCAGTCAGTCGTTCTGGTATCGCTGGCGCGGGATGCAGATCGTTGCAACCGCCAGACTGCGTACCGCGCTCATCATCGCCGTGCGGGACTATGAACGGGACTGCATCACGCCGAGGGTACGCAAACGTTTCGGCACTCCTGAAACCGTTAAGCCCCGTATTGAAGGGTATGTCGACGCCATCAAGGACATATTTCCTGAAATTCCAGGCATTAGCTTTGGAAGCAGCTTTGAGCTGGAGGTCAGAAATGTCATTTGCCGTAATGTAGGCCGCATCGATGAACAAACCCGCATGGATGCGTACGGGCAATTCATGCGTGCCGCTCGAATTGCTGACGGCCTCGTTAGAAATGAGGTGTTCACCAATCCTGCAGGCCTCATTATCTATGACTGGTTTTCGACTGAGGAACGGAAAAAGCGCAGGGAATCGCTTGGAAAAACCTCTGTCGAGTGAAAGAAAGATTGCTAGAGCCCCGTCTAGCCGGAAGATGACCGTGTTGTAGTTTTTCGGAAAGTGTAACGGGTCGAAGTCCACTGGAAGGGCACGGTGCATTTTGCCGGTGGCATCAAGTTTATCAACGCCCTCCGTATAGGATCGGGGATGTATGAATCATCCCCGATCCCCCCAGGCAGGCTCCAATGTTTCGTCTTTTCCAGTTGTACCGGGGTGTCTCCGTCCCCCCTCGTTCCTGCCTCCTGTGGCATCCCGGTACAACTGGAAGCGGCGGTCGCTTCCCGGCCTTGGCACTCGTCCCCGTGATGGAGACTTATTGGAGGCCAAGGCCGCAGGTTCGGAGTGTAGCGCAACTTGGTAGCGCACCTGGTTTGGGACCAGGGGGCCGCGGGTTCAAATCCCGCCACTCCGACCATGTCACTCTAGGGCACAAGGCAGAGGCAACGGGTTTAAGCCCCGTCTAGTGGGGGTTCGAATCCCACGGGCGGCACTAAATTTGGGACAGGTCGCATAGTCGTCGATTGCACAGGTCTGTAAAACCTGAGACTTACCATCCTCGGTGGTTCGAATCCACCCCTGTCCACCATTTATGCCGGGATAGCTCCAATCGTAGAGCACCTGATTTGTAATCAGAAAGTTGCGGGTTCAAGTCCCGTTCCCGGCTCCATATATACGCTGGTTGGTTCTTCCGCATGGCGTCACGAGTAATCGTGGCGTCAAGCGGAGTAGCCGCACAACTCCGAAAAGGCTGATGGGCGAAGACTCTTTGCCCGCCGCCTTTTGGGTCCGTAGCTCTAACGTCAGAGCACCCGGCCTTTAACCGGGGGGGTCCGGGTTCGAGTCCCGGCGGACCCACCATCATGAACCTGCGGGCGTAGCCCAGTCGGTAGGGCGGTAGCCTTCTACGCTGGATGTTGCTGTACGAAACTCCTTTTGCAAAAGTTCCGTCCGGCGGTAGCCTTCCACGCTGCATGTCGCCGGTTCGAGCCCGGTCGCCCGCTCCATTTTCCACATTTCGCGCAGGCCGCTTCTCCGGGTGTTCACCACACAGCCTCACATCCGGGCCAGCGCGAATCCCCGCAGCCGTGTAGCCCAAATGGTACGGCAGGAGCCTTTGGAGCTCTTATATGCTGGTTCGAGTCCAGCCACGGCTGCCATTTTTCCGGTTTCGGACGATGCGGACCGCGATTGGCGCGCATCGTTCACAGATCATCGGGTGGTCCGGTGAGAGTGCGGTTCGTATCCTCTGAAACCGGAATTTGCGCTGGTGGCGGAATGGTAGACGCACCGGATTTAGAATCCGGCGGGTTCCCCATGCGGGTTCAAATCCCGCCCGGCGCACCATTTTTGCGTAAAACCAAAAGGAGGCATTATGAAGCGTGGGTATATCAAGTTCTGGCGGAAGGTGCTTTGCCTTCCTTCCGCCGCCCGGAGGCGATTTCAGGTGACTACAGGACGCACTGAAAAGGCCAGTGGCTGTTCGTAGTACGCATCACAGGGAATCTTGAGGCTTGAAACCGGGGCTGGTTTGGCCTCGACCTCAAAGTAAACGAGGATAGGTGGCAGAGTGGTTTATCGCAGCGGTCTTGAAAACCGCCGTGGGGTTAAGCTCCACCAAGGGTTCGAATCCCTTCCTGTCCGCCAAAGCGAGTGAGTGTGCCAGAGCCCCGGAATCCGGGGCTCTTTTGGCAGGTGCTGCCTTTGATGATGCCGGGGGAGACGTGAAGGTCGTGCTCCCCCTCTCAACCATAGTCGGTTTTCCCCGGCATCATCGGGGACAGCACAACCCCCGTAAAAAGAGGCCCCCGCGAAAGTGGAAAAAGGGTACGGCGGAAACGTGGTTGCAGACGCCGTGCCCTTTTGCGGATCAAATTGCAACAACGGGAGGAAACATGTCCGTATGTAAACACATTTTCTGGTTCATCATGGCAAAAGGGCGATGGGTTTTCCTTGGCGCTGTGCTGGTACTGCTCATGAGGTGATGCAATGACACAATCCGCTGAACCATTGTTCCATTCCCCCCAGATTGTAGTCCGGGCGAGTTCGCTCCCCGGACTTTTTTCATGTCCAGCCTGTTGGGAAGCAAAGCATATCCGCAAGATATGGATGCCGGAGAGTGTCTCGGCGCGGATAGGGACAGCTATACATGCCGGGACCGCAGCCTATGACTCCGCTGAACTCGGTGGCACCCCGATCCATATCGACGAGGCCGTTGACGCGGCAATTTCGGCACTTTGGGAGAAACGTGAGCTCGTGGCCTGGGAAGATGATTTGGGGCCGAACGATGCCGAGCCTATCGTGCGAAAACTCGTTGAGCTTTACTGCACAGCCATCACACCAAAGCAGACCTATGTTGCCGTCGAACTGACGTGCAACCGATTGGACTTGACCGACCTCGGCATATCGCTCACCGGGACTATCGACCGTATTCGAGACACGGGATTCGGATATGGGATTACGGATCTAAAGACGGGGAAACAGGCCGTCAGCTCAGACGGCGTTTGCAAGACGCAGGGGCACGGCGCACAGCTCGCTGTGTATGAGCTGCTGGCACAAGTGTCCTTTGGCGTAGAAATGACTGAACCTGCCCAGGTTGTGGGGTTGCAGGTGGCGAAGACGCCGAAGGGCCAGCGTGTGGCAACTGGTGAGATATCCGGACTCCGTTCCATTCTTCTCGACAGTGAGTTCGATGAGCCGGGGCTTTTGACCATGGCCGCCCGTCTGATTCACAGCGGGACATTCTTCGGCAACCCCAAGTCACAATTCTGCGGCGAAAAATATTGTCCGATTTTCAATACTTGCAAGTGGCGCAAGTAGATACGAGGTACAACGATGTCACAATCCTCTATGCCTTCTCCCGAAGAAGGCCAGAAGCAGGCGAAGATAAGCGGCCTTTCTGTCATGGATCCCTCCACCGTAGCAGGATTTGATACGGCAGGCGGCTTTGCGCTTATCCAGCGCATGGCAAGGGCTTTTTCCGAATCGACGATGGTTCCCGAACAGTATCGGAATAATATTGTGAAGAAAGTAAGGGGTGGAGGAGAACAGGAATATCCCAATCCGGCAGCCCTTTCGAATTGCATCATTGCATTGGATATAGCGACACGCCTTAATATAAATCCACTTATGGTAATGCAAAACCTGTACGTTGTGGAAGGACGTCCTTCGTGGTCTTCGTCCTACATCATTGCGGCGATCAATGTTTGCAATAAATATGGTTCACTCCATTTTGAGATACGTGAGCTTGAAGAGCGCGATGTGGAGTGGACGATAAAAGAATGGTATGACGCACCGAATGGAAAGCGCGCCACTCGCGAGATCACGAAGAAAGCGCGCATCAAGGACAAGGAGTGCATTGCATGGGCGATAGAAAAGGCCACCGGCGAACGCCTTGAATCTCCACCGGTTTCCATCGGTATGGCCGTTGCGGAAGGCTGGTACGGCAAGAACGGAAGCAAATGGCAAACCATGCCGGAAGTCATGCTGCGTTACCGTGCAGCCAGTTTTTTTGGGAAGATGTATGTCCCAGAGCGGCTTATGGGGCTCCCTTCTGCGGAGGAGGCCCAAGAAACCGTTTACGATCTTGAGCCGGAACCGGAAAAAGATGGACATTACTCTGTCAGCGTTTCGGAGATGAGCAAGGCTACCTCGTCCATCGGGCAATCGCCCTCATCCGATGGCGCCGTATCTGGCGAACAGGCAGCGGCAAAGACTTCCCGCCGGGGCAGGCTGCCGAAAGAAGAACTGGAAGCGCTCCGCAAGGAGACGCTTGCAGCGTGGGAAGCTACGGGATGCCCACTTTCCGAAGTGGAAGAAGCGGTCAATCAGTACGCTCGCGACTGGAACGCTGCGACATGTAAGAAGGTCAAGCAGCTTGCCGCCGAAAAGCTCTCGGAGCAGCAGGGCGCGCCGGTTGACGCCGAAACCGGCGAGGTGGCCGAGTCGGAACCGCAGGAAGGTGGCGCCGAACACGATTCGGAACCGAGGGATGGCGGTTCCGCCGCCGAACCCGAGCCGCAACCCGCCGTTGAAGGCAAGCCGAGTGCTGAACCGCGGCCCGCGCTGACGCCGTGGGGTCCCGATCCCGGTATTCATGGCGGGGAGGGCACCGAGGGTTCCCCGAACACGCCTATATACGATAAGGAGATCAAAACGAAGATGTGCCCCTCCATCTCCAGAGCTGTGTACATCAGGCAATGCGATCATTGCCGGGAACGGACAGGTTGTCCTGCTTGGGAAGAGGAGGACGGCAGGGCGGACGCCGGAGGGGGTGAAGCATGAACGCTGCGGGCATCATCGCCATGCTCCTCGCTTCCCTTTTCCTGCTCTGCATCTTCGCAGCTCTTGGTGTCATGATCGTCTCGAAATTCGTCGATCTTTCCCTGTATCGAAAGTATCGCCGAGACAGCATAAGGATGCGGCATATTGTCAAAGAACTCCGCAATGCGAAGCGATATTCGCCGCAGGACGTGGACAAGATACTGCATGTGCTTTTTCTGCATGTCAGGGACAATACGTTTTGATGCTACCGGGCGGCTTGGAAACGAGCCGCCCGTTTTCATTACAGAGAGGATAATATGGGGAAATTTTCATCGGGGGCCGTCAGCATGACGCGGTTCAGGATCGCGGAGTCGGTCACGCGGGAGTTGCTGAACGAGGTTCCACAGCGGCTGAAGCAGTTCGCCTTCCTGCCGATAGACGACATCGCTGAGGAACGGGGTTGGGGGTGGGCAAACATCGACGACATGCTGGATACGGAATGGAAGGCTTCTCCACCGGAAAAAGGAGAATTCTTCGCGTTCACACTCCGGGTTGATCGGCGGCGGATTCCCCCGGCAATCATGAAAAAAGAGGTCACGATAGCACTCCGAGAGGAGGAAGAACGCGCCAAGGAACAGGGCAGGAAGTTTGTCTCGCGTGACCGTAAAAACGAATTGCGGGCTCAGGTCAAGCTAAGGTTGCTGACGCGGACCATGCCCGTGCCTGCGTCATTCGAGGTGGTCTGGAACACCAATACGGGTATCGTCTACTTCACATCGACTTCGACAAGTGTTGTCCAACTTTTCATGAACCAGTTCACGCTGTCCTTTGGGCTACCGCTTGAACCTCTGTCGGCGTATGCGCTTGCCGACCGGCTTTTTGATTTTGAGGCGAACCCGTCATTGGAACGGGCTCTGGATGGGATGGTGCCCACAGCATTTATCGCCGGAGTTTTCTGATGATCGGAGAGGATAAACCGGATTTTTCCAACCGGAGAAGGTATGCCGCCACGCTGAAGATGAGGATCGTTCCACAGGAGGAAGGAAAAGCCTTCGTCGAGATCCGGGATAAGCACGGGGTGCTTTCTGACACGCAGAAGGAACGGCTTTCAACGATAGTGGGGACCGCAGGTGCGTCCATAGCTCATGAGGCGTATTTGGAGGAACTCTCGCAAGCCCAACAGAGAGCCCTTAACGGTTTCAAAGAAGCATTTGAGAAAATTAAGAAAACGAATGATAAACACGAGAAAATATTTAAAATATTATCTTGGATGTTCATATTGATGTCTATCATGTGGCTGGTGCTGTTTTTCCTGACGCAACACCTCAAATCGTAATGGCCTCTCCTCATGACATTTCCTCTGATATGCGTTAATGCGTATCGGACAGGAGGAAATGCGATGAGGAAAGGTGCATACTGGGGGATTGGCCTGTTTGTTTTGGTACTAAGCCTTTGTGCGGTGTTTCCCGCCGACGCGGGAATGATAGGTTTATTTTCCCCCTCCAGCGAGGAAGACAGGAGAATTGCCGAGGTTGTCCTTGATAGAGTGGAGCAGGGCGGAGTTGAAAGGCTGCTTGCGGAAGCAAATGATGCCCTCAATGTCTCTGCCACTGCAAAACGGCGGGGGTATCAAATTTCCGCAGCAAAGCTAGCCTTCGCCTGTATGGTATATTCTGCTGGCATCATTCATGAAAATGAAAATATGAGAATCCAGTATGAGGATATTGTCACAGATACATTTACTCATGCGGTGATGCTGCTTGGTTTCACAAGCGGAGATGATGTTGCCGTGGCTGTCCGTCAGTGTCAGGATCTCTTTGTCGCTCCAAACTAGGGGGAGCTATGCTCATCACGGTGGCTTGTTCAGCTTGCGGAAAGGAACACTCCTTCGATACGAAAAAACTCGGTTGGAAGCTGTACTTTGTCGACTCCATTGATCCTGATGCGGGTGACTGGATATATACGTATCAGGCCCACTGGGAAGGATTTTGCGACGACTGTGAAGGCGATATGGATGTCACGTTTATGACGGATGAACGCGTCATCACAGGCCAAAAGCGTGCCTTGGAACCGCAGTGCGAACACTGCACAATCGTGACCCCTGACGGAAACTGTACTTGCCCATTTGATGCTAAAGACTTTGCTGAGGAAACATTTGAAATTCGATGCGGGCTATAGGCACGCCTTTCAGCATATTTTTGCCGGGTTGATAGCCTCTAATACAAGAGGGTGTAATGACCCCCTGCCCTTAACCATATTGCTGTCGCCAGCAACATGGTCTTTCCATTTTGCAACAACAGCCCCGTCTGGAAACAGGCGGGGCTTTTTCATCCAGAATACAATCAGAGGAGCAAAAATGAGCAACGTACTCAAGGCCACCCATATGTCTGTGGTTGAGGGAAAAATCTCCGCGAAAAAGGTGGCTGCCACCATCGGCAAGCCCTATTCGACGCTTTTGCGCGAGATCAACCCTATGGACAGTGGTGCCAAGCTCGGCGTCGAGACGTTTATGGACATTATCCGGGCAACCGGGGATGCCACCCCGCTTGAACGGCTGGTTCAGGAACTCGGATTCCGCCTGCTGCGGGACGGGGGTGAACATGTCTGAGGGGCTTGCTCTGACAACGGACATGATGCTTGGTCAAGAATTCCTAACATGGCTGTGGTTCAGAAGCGATAATGACCGCGTGTTCATGGGGAAGGACGGCGTATCGTTCACTATTGAGGTCGAACAGAAAATCGCCGTCATGGGCGGGGAGGGCGAAAATACCGAAACGGCGACCTGCTCGGGAACAAACGCCCGGCTTGCCGAAGCCCGGCGAGGACTCAAGGCCGGGAAAAAGGTTCATCGCGAGCTGGTGAGTTTCTCCCGCGATAACTTGGGGTTCCAAACCATGTTGCACGCCGAGGACATTACCCTGTGCAGCGTGCGCCTGCCCCCGATTGAACCTGACCCCGACGCGGATCCTGACGCGGTGCTCCTCGAAAGGATGTACTTGATAGAATTGCTGTATGGCATGTTCGAATGCCTGTTTACCGAGTTTATGACCCTCCGTATGGATGCCCGAACCTGGCGCGACATCTGCCGGAAAATGTCGGATTGGATCATGGAATCAAATTAACCTGCTGTCCCCCGACGCCGTGGGGACCGTTGCGAATTGTGCGGAGCTGCAATCCCTATGGAAAAGGAAGTTCCTTTTCCCAGTTTCGTACAGAGTAGCAATGGGAAAACGTAGAACGGCGACACCTCCCATATCTCCGGCTCGTATGGACATGCGGGCCGGAGGTTTAAGCCTTTTTGCAATATAACGGTGCGTTCCATTGCCAAAAACCAAGCCATTGCGTACAGTTTGGGGAACTGTTGCAGGGGAGTGCGACAAACCGATAGAGGAAAATATGAACGATTATCTGAAAGAAGCATTGGCACTTGTTCGCGCCCAAGCCAGCGTCCGCGTGATGAGCGAAGACGAGATCATGGCTATGGTCAAAAAGCTCACTGTTGAGCTTGGGCAGATTGCTGAGGGGCCTGCCGTTGAAGCTTGCGAAGTGGAAGCCACACATGAGGATCCCCGCAAGTCGATCAAGGAAAAGTCCATTACCTGCCTGGAGTGCGGCAAGACTTTTAAGATATTGACGCGAAAGCACCTCGCCACCCATGGCCTTGATGCTGCTCAATACCGCGAAAAATGGGGATTCAAGAAGGGCACTCCGCTGGTCTGCAAGGGGCTCCAGCGCGAACGCCGCAAGAAGATGAAGGATATGGCCCTCTGGGAGAGGCGCCGCGGGGCAAGTGCCAGTGCGCCTACCCCTGACGCGGAATAGCCCTCAGCCATTCTAAACACCAAGCCGCCAAGTCATCATGACCTGGCGGCTTTTTTATTACCTACGAGGAAACAACATGGAATCTAAGGAAGTTATCGAGCTACGACGCGATGTTTGGAAAAAGGCGGAGGCCAATTTTATGGCCGCAAAGGAGGCTCTGGATGCAGCCAAACAGAACTATGCGGCGGCACTGTGCCCCTTCGCCATTGGAGATCGCCTGACGGGATTCGATCTGGCCGGAACGCAGGGAATCATCGAGCAGATTGGCCTCATTGGGGAGGGCGATACTTGGCAAGCGACAGTCCGACCGTTCAAGAAAGACGGTACGCCGTCCCAGAAGGTGCGGAATGTATACTCCTTTAGCCTCTTCAACGGTAAAAAACCGGTGAGGTGTTGATGATGCACAGGTTCAGTGTCGGAGACAGGGTACGCTGGAAAAGCGCATCGGGCGGATACGTCAAGGAAAAGCACGGTGTTGTCGTGTGTACCGTGCCTGCGGGGGAGCCCCCCTCGAAATACGCCAAGCAGTGCGCTGAAGAGTTAGGAGTGAAGGCTCCAGAGGTCGGCCTTGCGCGTGAACATCCATCCTATCTCGTTCATGTCCCCGGAAAAACATCTCGTGGAAAGGGAAAACTGTATTTTCCGCTGGTGCAAAAACTGGAGAATGATGACGATGCCCAAAATCACTAAAGCCGCAGTGCATTGGATCAAAAAAGTACCTACACGGAACTGTCTGAACTGTGCCCATCGCAAAGGCAGAAAAATAACGTTTAGGGGTAGGGAATACACGGAAGGGCATATGTGCGGGCTACACGGTTGGCGGACACTGGCAAACGCCATTTGTGACGACTGGAAAAAAGGAGAAGAAGATGGGCAAGTATGTAAGGTTGCCGATACCGATTGAAGCGGTACAGTTCGACGATACGGTGGAATGCCTTGAAGCTCTCAGTGGTATGGGGATTGAACCGGCAGTGGCGGCGGGTAACTCCGGCCCGGAACTTGTCATCAAGACCGGGATAGGCATGGTGAACATCCCTGTGGGCTGGTGGATATTGAAAGGGGCAGGGGAATTTTTCCCCTGTTCGCCAGAGGCGTTCAATGATGCCTATTGCCCCGTTCCGGCCACCGAGATCGAACAGGAGTGGCATTTCGGACAGGGGGGCCTGTATATCAACGATGCCCGTGGCCGGAACCTGTTCTACGCCTGCCTTGCGGACTTCCGGCAGATGCAATTGGCCATGGCCGCTCCGGAGCTTTACGCTGTACTCTCTGAGATGGTGAACATTGGCTACAAGCACGAGGAAGGGTGTTGGCCCAGTGAAGGGCAGCATACCGAAGGATGCCTAAAGAAACAGGCTGCGCTGAATAAGGCGCGGGCTGTGCTTGGGCGGATCAACCGTTTGCCGATGTTGCCAGCAATTCCTTTGGAATCGGCGACTGGCGCCCCGAGAGGGGAAAGGCTGTGTTGATCCGAGCAGAGGCGAAATAAGGAAATGGGAAAAAATCAATGACTGTCAAAGAATTAATCGAAAAATTGAAAGTCTACAACCCTGACAAGGAAATTTTCCTCACACTCGACGGAAGAGAAGGGTTTGGGATGTTTGCTCTTGAAGTCATGCCTGTCGAATGTGGCTGCAAAGATGAGCAGGGCAACACGTTTACGGAAACTATCGTCTCGATTCTCCCCCGCCGGGGGACTGATACCATCTCGGAAGGAAACCCTGAATCTGCCTCTTTGTCTGGGGAGATAGTTTCTCCCGAAGAGCCGCAGAATGCCGTCACTGACACGGCCATTGCACAAAACTAACGATTATCGGGGGCCGCGCATCCGTCACCACGCGGAATGAATCTATCAATATGGAGGCATGAAATGGATCGATTGGAACAGCTTGAATCTTTGTTCCGTTGCGTGTCGAAAATGCGTGAATACCAGAGAGGCTATTTTCAACGCAGAAGCAGCGAATTGCTCAGGCAAGCGAAGGGCATGGAACAGATCGTTGATAGAAAGATTACTGAATTGACAGAGGCCGTAACGTGTGACGAAAAAGACAACGCGGTTTAGTTGATTACTGAGGTAATAAATGGAGCTAATAAGGAACCCTCAACATATACCGATTCCTTTGCTTCCTAGTGTCGCTTGGTATGAAGGTCTTCAATACGATATTTCTCCTCATTTTGTACCAAATAAACGGCTCCAACAGATTACATTAGAGTTGGAAAAGTTATCGAGTACCCCAGAAGCCATCGTGCGGTTCTCCGAACTATGCAACGAACTGGATGATTATGGATATTGGTTTATTCTTGGAACTCTTTGGGTACTTTATACAGGGTTTTCGGAATTATCCCTCTGGAAGAGACTTTTTAGGGCGCAACGTCCTTTTCGGCGTGAATGCTTGATGAAGCCTATTGAGCTAGAATATTTCAAAAAACTCCCTCCCTATGTGGCGTGTTTCCGAATCCATAGACCTGCCGAACGTGATTGGATATCTTATACACTCGATGCTGTGACTGCCGGGTGCATAGGTGTACGCCGTGGTGTTTCAGATGTTCATGAATACCGGATCAAGCGATCGGATATTTTAGCATTGTTCCTACGGCGTGGTGAATATGAGGTATTGTGTTTGGATAGGAGAAAGGCTCGATTTGTCAATTTCGTCCCTATCAAAAATATGGAGGAATATGTAAATGACTGTCGGTGAATTAATCAAAATTCTGCAGGAATATGATCGTCATCTCCCTGTTCAGCATTTCAGTGACGAGGAAGGCAATAGAATTTCAAACGCCACAGTGTATGGTCTGAATGAGGAAAAAGACGGGGATATTGTGGCAGTCGGTATATTCCCAGGTGAAGGTATCAGAGAATGAAAAATACTATCCGGCAGTTATCATTACCCGGATATGATACAGGTGACTATATAGCCGAGAGCATAGCCTTCCTGCGGGAGAACGAGCCGCCGGAAGGCTTTTATGTGGGGTTCAGCGGCGGTAAAGACTCTATCGTGTCTCTTGAGTTATGCCGCATAGCAGGGGTCAAATATCAGGCGTTTTACTCGTGCACCCGCATCGATCCGCCGGAAGTAGTACGCTTCATCCGTGTGCATTACCCTGACGTAACGTGGCTTTACTCAAAAATGACATTTTGGGACGGGATTAGGAAGAAGTGTCCTCCGTTGCGCATGACACGCTGGTGCTGTGACATGCTGAAAAAAGAACCGGCACACTCTCATCCGCTTAAATGCCGCATTATGGGCCTGCGTGCCGAAGAATCGGTACGCAGGGCATCACATCCTAGAATTTCAACGTTCATGGGGCAGACGACATATAAGCCGATTTTTGCATGGCCCGAGTGGGCCGTATGGGAGTTCATCGAGAGCCAGAAGTTGCCATATCCTTCACTGTATGACGAGGGATTCCACAGAATTGGCTGTGTAGTATGCCCCTTTATTCTTGGCAAAGCTCCGGGGGCTACACGAAAGCGTGAAGAATCAATGCGGCGTTGGCCGGGAATTTGGAAGGTCTTTGAACGAACCGTGAAAACGTGGTGGATGCGCAAAAAGGAGGAGGGGAATCTACGTAATGACAATAAATACAAAACCTCATCTGAGTACTGGCAAGCATACCTGAGAGGTTTTGAATGAACTTAACGCCAAGCGAAAGGTGGCTCACTTTGATGTGGGTCGCCTTTTTTCTGACCATCTATTTGGAGAGGTACATATGCTGAAAGACACATTCCGCGCCCAGACCGAGGAAATCGTCGTCGATATGTTCGCGGGCGCGGGCGGCGCGTCCTGCGGGCTTGAACTGGCGGGCATCCATGTCCATGCCGCCATCAACCATGATCCGGTGGCCGTCAGCCTTCATGCCCGGAACCATCCTGAAACCGAACACCATGTGCAGGACGTGTATACCCTCTCGCCGCAGTGGGTGACGCGCGGCCGGCGCGTCGGTCTCCTCTGGATGTCGCCGGACTGCACGCATCACTCCAAGGCCAAGGGCGGCGCGCCGACGCGCAACGTCCGGCGGCGCGAGCTGGCGATGGTGTTGGTTGATCGTTGGATTCCCGAACTGGGAGACAGGGCGCCGCGCGTCGTTCTCCTCGAAAACGTGGAGGAGTTCGCGGAATGGGGTCCTCTCGACAACAGAGGCCGCATCATTGAGGCTGCAAAGGGGGAGAGGTTCCGCACGTTCGTCAGAAAGCTCCGGGCCTGCGGCTACCGCGTCGACTGGCGGGAACTCCGGGCCTGCGATTACGGCGCGCCGACCATCCGCAAGCGCCTCTTCATGATCGCCCGGCGGGATAACCGGCCCATCGTCTGGCCCGAGCCGACGCATGGGGCGCCGGACTCGCCGGAAGTTCTCGCCGGGAAACGGAAGCCGTGGAAAACGGCAGCCGAGTGCATCGACTGGTCCCTGCCGTGCCCTTCAA